ACCAATCTTCTGTAAAAGAAGTTGGCAACAGGGGGGTGTTGCGTTTACACTACAGTCATGAACAAACTTCCTGTGGAACTCCACCTTGTAAATGGCACAAAGCCAGAGCATCAAATTACAACTCTGCCCGATTCGGTAAAAAAGAGAATCCCTGAAGCAGAGTGGATGAGCAATCCTACATCTTGGAACAAGACAGTCTTTGTTACTGAAACTGCTGATTACTTATTTGATGTCTATGGGATTGGTTCAGACCAAGACAAACATACATTGGCTATGCTGGCAGACCAGATAGATTTGTATGTGGCTTGCAATATGCAATTGTCCAATAATGATCTAGTAATTTCCACAAATGATGGAAAGACCCTTGCACCAAATCCAATCATATCCATCAGGAACAATGCCCTGAAATTAGTAATACAATTAATGAATGAATTAGGGCTAACCCCTAGAGGTAGGTTAAATAAGACAGAAGGCAATGTTAGTGATAACTCTGCTGTTTCCAAGTTTTTAAGGGGAGTAAAAGGATAAGATGAACTATCAAGATGGCATTCAATATGCTAATCAGGTAGCCAAGGGGGAAATAGAAGTTTGTAGGAATGTTAGGCTTGCTTGCCAGCGTTTCTTGAATTTTCTTGAAAACAAAGAATGGGAATGGGAATTTGATGCAGATTACCCCAATCATGTTCTGGGTTTTGCATCCCTACTGAAACATACCAAAGGACACCAAGCTGGGGAGAATGTAGTTTTAGAACCTTTCCAGATTTTCTTTATTTGTGCCATCTATGGCTTTAGAGCAAAAAAAGATCACAACCGAAGAATGGTGACAGATGTCATTTTGTACATTCCAAGGAAAGCTGGTAAATCCACACTTACTGCCATCATTGCACTTTATGAATTAGCTTGTGGTGAAGCTGGTGCTGAAGTCTTTACCCTAGCAACTAACAGGGAACAGGCTTCCATTGTTTTTGATGCCGCCAAAGGATTTATCGAAACCGGACCAAAAGACATAGCCAGCTTATTCTCAGTCAGCAAATATCAGATTGGAAAGTTTGGCGATTCTCAGTCAATGTTTAAAGCATTGTCTAGGGACACCAAAAAGACAGGAGATGGTAAAGCTCCTAGTTGCGTTATCGTGGATGAAGCATCTGCCATTGTTGATAGGAACAGTATTGAGGTTTTGCACTCTGGTATGGTTGCCAGACAAAATCCTTTGCGAATCTATATTACAACTGCCAGCTTTAGCAAGGACACCAAGTTTTATGAAGATATGTCCATGCTAGAATCAATGCTAAATGGGGAAGCCACCGATAACCCAAAGTGGTTTGGATTGCTTTATTCTCTTGATCCTCAAGATGATTGGCGAGATCCTAAAACTTGGGCAAAAGCCAACCCTATGCATGGCATCAGCATTTTTGAAGAAGCCATCCAACAAAGGGCAGAAGAAGCTAAATCTAAGCCAGCCGCCCTTAATGAATTCCTATGTAAAACCCTTAACATATTTGTTAGTGCCAATAGTGCTTGGATAGATAGGGGAAATTGGGATAAACCAGAGTGTATCCAATCGATTACAGATAAAGAGCCAGAAGCAGTCTTTATTGGTTTTGACTTAGCGGCAACTAGGGACTTAAATGCAGTATGTACCTTGAAGCGATATGGAGAGCTAGATTACCATGCCCATTGGAAATTCTTTTTGCCTGAAGCTGGATATGAGCTAATTCCCAAGCATTACCAAGATATTTTTAGGGTTGCTATCGATTCTGGCATCCTAAAGCTAACTGAAGGCAATGTTATGGATGATCGCGAAATATCAGACTACATCAAAATGGAGTGCGAAAAATACAATGTCAAAGAAGTTGGTTATGATGCCTACAATGCCGCATCCCTTGTGGCTCGATTATATGATGCTGGGATACCAGTTAAAAAAGTGGGACAGGGTATGGCAGTATTATCTAATCCATCTAAATATGTGGAAAAGTTAATTCTTAATCAGCAGATTAAACATGATGGCAATCCATTTATAGGATGGCAATTAGGCAACTGTGAAGTATATGAAGATGTAAATGGAAACATTAAAGTTCGCAAAAATGAAGCAGATAAATCTGCAAAAGTTGATGGAATCATTGCATTAATTATTGCTTCTCATTGTAGTTTGGATAATCCTTTTGTATCTAGTAGCTTTGGATTTAGAAGTTTCTGATATAAAATATAGAAAAACCGAAAGAAATAAAGGATTATCATGGGTATTTTAGATGTTTTCAGTAGAAAAAAACCACTAGAAAAAGAATCAAATACCTTATTTGGGCAAACCCAACTTGGTAATAATGTCATTTATCAAGGTCAAGCTGGCAGACAAACAGTTTCTCAGCAATTACTGTATGTAACCACAGCAAGCACTACTGCGGCTGGCAGACCATTGGATATGTCTGTTCTTAGCCGAAACAGTACTGTTATGTCTTGTGTAGGTGTAAAAGCTAGAGCATTAGCCCAATTACCAATTGAAATAATGTCCAAAGATGATAAAGGTGTATTTGTTAATGCCCTTAAATCAGACAAAGTAGGCACAAGGGATAAGACTAAAGCCAAACAAGTATTGTCTTTATTGCAATCCCCTAACAACTTCCAAAGCCAATATGAGTTTTGGTATCAATGGTCAATGTGGCAAGATTTAGCTGGTGAGTGCTTTACTCTTTGGTGGAGAAAAGACCAACAAGATGCAGTATCTACACCAATAGAAATGTATAACCTAGATGCTACTTTAATGACTACTCAGCTAACTCCAGCTAGGTATCCAAGCTATAGATTATCAACACCTACCTATGGATTTAATAAAGATGAGCCATTATCAGCCCATCAAGTTATGCATATTAGCGAAGCGGCTTGGCAAGGTGTAGCTGGTTTCAATAAAGGCATTTTGGCTACTGAATTGGTAGCCTTAGATCAAGATATTGATATTTATGCCAACTATGTCATGCTAAATGGTGCAAAACCATCTGGTTTGTTTAGAACAGAACAAGTTATTCCTGATGCCAAATACAAAGAAATTGCTGGCAGATTAAAAGAAGCATGGGCAAGCATGGTTGGTTCTAGGGATACTGATTTATCTAAACCGGGTCAAGGAATGCTGTTAGATCAAGGCATGACATTTGAAACAGTCAAAATGCTAACCCTACAAGATGCTGATGCGGCTAATTTAAAGATTCAAACCATGAAGCGAATCTGTGCTTTGTTTGGTGTACCCCCACAAATGCTAGGTATTGCAGAAGGCAAGTTTAATAATACTCAAACATTATTAGATGAGTTCCATAAAGGCTGTATGTATCCTATGATTATTAATATTGAGCAAAAATTAAATCAGCATTTATTAAAAGGATACCCAAATCTTTGTATTCGCTTTGATACTAAAGACTTCTTAAAAGGTGCTCCATTAGATCAAATGAATTTTGCTACTGCTGGTGTATCTGGTGGCATAATGACACCTAATGAAGCAAGAGAATATCTAAATATCCCCAAAGTTGATGGGGCAGATAAATTAAGCAGTAAATCAAGTCCACAAGATAATATTACTGGTTCTTCTCCACAAGATACTGGTGGGGGTGGTGGAAACCAAACTAAAAAAATGAATATAGGGAAATAATGAAAATCTTAGACAAACTTTATTCTTTACTGTCTTTGCAAATCAAAACAAGTGATGTTAAACTTCCAGTAATAGATGCAAAATCCCCTAAAATACAAGATAATAACCAAGCTATTTCTAATGGGGCTATAAATGAAAAATCTAATTCTAGTTTGCGAAGCAAAAGTCCAGCTGGGACAATCCGCAGACGAAGCACAAAATCCTAGTGGCAAGATAGAAGCAAGAGCTACTACTTGGGGTGCTAGAGAAGGTGCTGATGGTAGAAAGTTCAATTATCAACCTGAAGGTTTTGCACAATGGGCTGATGAATTCAATCAAGCTGGCAAACCTATGCCAATGTTCCTAAACCATAATGATATGGGTATGCCTGTTGGTCAATGGGATGAAGTAATGTTTGATGAAGGTGGAATGACTGCAAAAGGTCGTTTATTTATGAACACAGTAGGTGGATCAGACATTTATTCAGTATTAAAAGAATCTCCAAATCTATTTGGTGGTGTTTCTGTTGGTGCTTATGCTGATGAAGCGTGTATGGTTGATGAAGCTGGCAATCCATTGCAATTAGGCATTGATGCAGATGAAGGCTATTTTCAAATTACCAAAGGTGGATTGCGTGAAATTTCTGTAGTTATGTATCCTAATAATCCAGCCGCAGAAGTTATGAAGTTAGAATATTTTGATGCAGAAGGAAATGCAAACCCAAGAATAATCGAAAAATCCTTGCGTGATGCTGGGCTTTCTCGAAAAGATGCGACCACCGCATCTTCAATCCTCAAGAAAGTTTTGGAACAGCGTGATGTTGAACCAGAAGTAATTATTGAGGTAGCCCCACAACTAGGTGAGCTAGAAGCGGTGGTAAATGAAGCTGATGCAATTTTAAAAGCCCTAGAGGAAAGAGAATTGTTGAAAGCATTATCTAATCGCATTAAATAAGGAGTTGTCATGAAAGAAGTTATTGAAAAGTTAGACACAATCGAAGCATCTAATGTTGCTAAGATTGAAGAAGTTAAAGCTGAAGTTACTACTACTGTTGAAGCCGCTAAAGCTGAGTTTGCTGAGAAAGTTGCAAATTTAGAAGCTCGCATTTCTGAAGTTCAAGCTCCAGCAATTGTTAAAACTTACACATCTATTTCACAAGAACTTAATCGTTCTGTTCGTGAGCAGATTCGTGATTTTTACAAAGCTGGTAACAAGGTAGAAAAAGAAATCAAACTGTTTGAATCAGTAGATCAGTATGATGCATACATGAAGGAAGATGGTTCACAGTT